AATGCGATTTCGGGCGACGGCCTGACGCTAAATGACGGCGTGACGAGCCTGAACGCGGCGCCGGATGTGGGCAGCGGCGTGGCGGCGGTCAATCAGCTTGCCGCATGCTCGGCATCGCTGGCTGCTGCCAGCGTGATGAGCGGGTATGTGGGCCGCGCCGCGAGCAATTTTATCGGACAGTTCTAATGGGCACGCAGGTCATCACCGTTGCCGGCGGCAATTTGTTTGCGCTGGCGGCCAAATATCTGAACGATGCGACGCAGTGGATCCGGATCGCGCAGGCGAATGGCCTGAGCGACCCGGTGCTGAATGGCTTGGTGACGTTGACGATCCCGCCTGTGGATGCCAGCGCCGGGGGCGGCATTGCAGGTTAACCAGCCGCAGGTGCTGGTGAGCATCGACGGTCTGCAGGTGCCGGGTGTGCTGTCTCTGGAGGTTGAGAGCCTCGGGTATTTCGCCGCCGACCGGTTCAGCGTGGCTTTTGCGATTGGCGCCTCCGTGGCCATGGGTATTGATTTCTTCGCGAGTCTGACGGCGCAGACGATTACGATCAGCCTGGCCCTCGGTGATGGCGGGTTCGTGACATTGCTCACGGGACAGATCGATAACATCCGCATTGAGCTGGTCGAGAACGTCGCGCTGCTGAGCGGGCGGGATCTTTCCGCATTGCTGATCGATACTGAAATATCGCAGAGCTTCGCGAACCAGACGGCGAGCCAGATTGCCGCGACGATCGCGGCGAACCATGGCCTGACGCCGAATGTAACACCGACCACGACTTTGGTGGGTCAGTATTACGAGCTGGACCATGCGCGCCATGCACTGGGGCTGCACGCGCGGGCGACGACGGAATGGAGCCTGCTGTGCTGGCTTGCGCAGATCGAGGGATTCTTGCTTTCGGTCACCGACAGCGTGCTGAACTTCGGACCGCCGGCGGCCACCACGCCGCTGTTTTTGACGCCGCAGAATTTCATGACGCTGACATTCGATACCGCGACGACGATCCCTGGATCGGTCTCGGTAAAGTCATGGAACACGCGGAGTAAGATGGTGAACGCGCAGGATGCGGGCTCCGGCAGCGCCGTGACGACGCTGATCCGGCCGAACCTGAGCGCCGCGCAGGCGGCGACGCTGGCTGAGAATCACCTGTCGATCCTGGGGCAGCATACGACGATTCTGCAGGGCACCATGCCGGGCGAGCTTACTTTGGCGCCGGCCGGCCAGATCATGCTGAGTGGGACGGGCTCCGGCCTGGATCAGCTTTATGCGATTCAGGCGATCACGCGGCAGGTCACGGCGCGGACCGGTTTCGCGCAGTCGTTGCGGGCTTACGCGGTTATTTAGGATATTGGCATGGATCGTTTCTGGAACGCCGTGAAGGCGCGCGCCGGCGCGCTGGACGGGATGGGCGGTGCTGCGCGCTTTGGCCTGGTCTCGAGCTTCGATCCTGCGGCCTATGCGACAAAAGTGCTTATCCAGCCTGAGAATATATTGAGCGGTTGGCTGCCGGTTGTGTCGCCTTGGGTGGGTGCCGGCTGGGGCATGAGCGCACCGCTGACGCCCGGCAATCAGGTCCTGGTGATTGCCCAGGAGGGGGATTCCGAACAGGGGGTTGTGATCGGCTGCGTGTTCTCGACGGTGGATACGCCGTTGAATGCCGCCAGCGGGGAATTCTGGCTGCGCCATCAGACCGGCAGCTTCGTGCAGTTGCGCAATGACGGGTCGATCGCGCTGCAGGCGCCGGTGGTGAACATCACCGGCAACCTGGTGGTGACGGGCGATATCTCTGACCAGAACGGCGCGCACGGGACCCTGGCCGCGCTGCGTAACGCGCATGATACGCATGTGCATGACGATCCGCAGGGCGGCCAGACCGGACTGCCTTCGGTGACCGTGTAATGGCGGATCTGGCGCTCTTGTTCGGCGGCGACCTGACCGTGAGCGCGACCGGCGATCTCGCGCTGGCGGATGGCCCTGCGCTGACCGTGCAGCGCGTGCTGCGCCGGTTGCTGACCAATGGCGGCGATTACATCTGGCAACTGACCTATGGCGCCGGGTTGGGCCAATTCGTCGGCCAGCCGGGCGCGCCGGGGGTGATCGCCGGGGTTGCGCTGGCGCAGATGAATCTCGAGGCCGCGGTCGCCGCCACGCCGGCGCCTGTCGTCAGCGCGTCGCAGTCCGACAGCGGCGATGTGACGCTGAGTATTCAGTACGCCGATGCAACCACCGGCGAGACCAGCCAGCTGACCTTCACGATATAGGGTATCATGCAGCTCACATTGCAGAATTTCTCGACGCTGGTGCAGAACATGGCGGCGGCGGTGCAGGGCGCCGCTGCCCAACTGCTGGATCTGACCGTTGGCTCCGCGCTGCGGGCGATCCTGGAGGCCAACGCGTCGCTCGCGCTCTGGCTGCAATGGCTGATCGTACAGGTGCTGGCCACCACCAGGCTGGCGACCAGCACGGGCACGGATTGCGATAGTTTCGGCGCGGATTTCGGCTTCACGCGGCTGCCCGCCGTCGCGGCCGTTGGCGCCGTCACCTTTGCCCGCTTCAGCCCGACCACCGCCGCGTTCATTCCCGTCGGTACCAATGTTTCGACCACCGATAATTCGCAGAGCTTCGCGGTCATCGGGGATCCGACGAATCCTGCCTTCAATGCGGCGGCCAACGGGTTTTCGCTGGCCGCCGGCATCGCCAGCCTGACCGTTGCGGTCATGGCGAATACGCCCGGCAGCGCCGGCAATGTGCAGCCCGGGGCGATCAGCCTGCTGAGTACGGCCCTGGCGGCGGTTGATACCGTAACGAATACCGCGGCGCTGACCGGTGGGCTGGACGCGGAATCTGATGCCGCGTTCAAGCTGCGCTTCGGCAATTATCTGGCCAGCCTGGCGCGGGCGACCGATCTCGCGATCGGGGCGGCCATCGCCGCGGTTCAGCAGGGCCTGTCCTATGCAATCAATGAAAATGTTGATCAGACCGGCGCGGTGCAGATGGGGCATTTCGTAGTAACGGTGGATGACGGTTCGGGCCACCCGCCGGCCAGCCTGCTCAGCACCGTGCAGGCCGCCGTTGATGCGGTACGGCCGGTGGGATCAAGCTTCGCGGTGCAGGGACCCGTTGTGCTGACCGCCAATGTCGCCATGACGCTGACCACGGCCGCCACGGCGCTGCATCAGACTTCGGTGACGCTCGTCACAACGGCGATTGAGACCTACATCGCCGGGCTTGGCATCGGTGAAACGCTGAATTTCACGCGGCTGGCGCAGCTTGCCTATGATGCCTCGGCGGCGGTGACGAATGTCTCCGCGGTTCAGTTGAACGGTGCGACTGCCGATCTGACGCCACCGATGTTCGGCGTGATCGGCACCGGCGTCGTGGCGGTGGCCTGAAGCCATGACGGGCGATACCGCTGATATGCTGGCGAGGCTGAAGCTGGTCCTGCCGGCGCGCTGGTTTGCCGATGTCACGCCGATTCTGGATGCGGTGCTGACCGGCCTGGCGACGGCGTGGAGCGGTTTGTACACGTTGCTGACCACCGTTGGCGCGCAGGCGCGCATTGTTACGGCCAGCGGGATTTTTCTGGACATGGCGGCGGCTGATTATTGCGGTGCCGCGCTGCTGCGCCGGACCGGCGAGGCGGATGCCGCGTACAGCCTGCGCATCCGCGCGAATGTGCTGGCACCGAAGGCGACGCGGGCGGCCGTCAGCCAGGCGCTGACAAACCTCACCGGCCGCGCGCCGGTTATTTTTGAGCCGCTGAATGCCACCGACACCGGCGGGTATAATATGTTCGACCTCGGCTACAATGTGGCCGGCGGCTACGGCTCGCCCAACCTGCCGTTTGCCTTCCTGGTGACCGCCTATCGGCCGAACGCGACGCCGGTGAGCAATGCCGGCGGCTACGCCACCGGCCCTGGCGGCTACGATGCGGCGCCGATGTTCTATGGCGACACCGCAGTGCTGCCCGGCGCGATTTCCGATGCGGATATCTACGCCGCAACCGCCGCGGTGCTGCCGGTATCGACCATCGCCTGGATGAATATCTCTAACTGAAGGTCAGTCATGGATCGCAACATCGTCTATCCCGGGAGCATCCCGCTGGATACGGATATTCTCAGCCTCAATCGGAACACGATGGTGGCGGTCGCCGCACTCGGCGCGGCGGTGCTCGGCAATAACGTCGTGGCCGACGGGTTGGCCTGCACGCCATCGGTGCCGGCTTCGCTCACGGTGTCGGTCGCGGCGGGCAGCATCACGCAGCTGTCACCGCTGGACGCCACCGCCTACGGCTCGCTGGCGGCCGATACCACCGATCAGATTCTCAAGACAGGGATCAATCTGCAACCGGTCAGCTTCACCCTGAGCGCGCCGACGACCTCCGGGCAGTCGGTCAATTATCTGATCGAGGCGACATTTTTGGAGACCGATGCCACGCCGGTGGTGCTGCCCTATGTCAACGCCGCCAATCCCTCGCAACCCTATTCCGGGCCGGGCAATTCCGGCAGCGCGCAGAACACCCAGCGCATTGAGCGGGTGCAGCTGCAGTTGAAGCCGGGGGTCCCGGCGGCGGCCGGGACGCAGACCACGCCGGCGGTGGATACCGGCTGGGTTGGGCTTTACGTCATCACGGTGAATTATGGGCAGTCGGCGATCACCGCTGCCAACATCGCCGCGCTGCCGACCGCGCCGTTCCTCAGCTACAAACTGCCGACGCTGCGGGCGGGCTATGCCAGCCTTGGCGTGTTCACGGCGTCCGGCACGTTCACGGTGCCCAACGGTGTCACCGGCGTCCGTGTCACCGTGATCGGTGGCGGCGGAGCGGCGGGCTACCATGCCACCATGCCGGGCGCCGGCGGCGGCGGCGGCGGCACGGCGGTCGGTGTCATCCGTGGCCTGACGCCGGGCCAGACCATTGCCGTCACGGTCGGCGCCGGCGGCGCCGCGCCGGCCAGCCCGGCTGACGGCAATCCCGGCGGGACCTCGAACTTCGGCACGTTTCTCTCGGCGACCGGCGGTGCCGGCGGCGGCGGCGGCACGATGGTTGATTTTGCGATGGCCGGGGGCGGCGGCGGCCTCGGCAGCGGCGGCGCGGTGAACAACGGCGGCGCGATGGGCGGGGATAGCATTGTGGTGGCTTGCCGTGGAGGCGATGGCGGCGGCCCCGGCCATGGCCGCGGCGCCAGTGGCCCGCAGAACGGGTTTTCCGCGACCGGCTACGGCGGCGGCGGCGGCGGCGGCGGTACCACCACCAGCGGCAGCCCTGTCGGCTATCCGGGCGGCGCCGGTGGTCCCGGTATCGTCATCATTGAATATTGAGGAGGCGCTTATGAGCACGCCGGCAAGCCATATCTGGCTCCCCTCGAACGCCCGCTACGTGCAGATCGACGGCTTCGTCCTAACCCCGCGCGGTCCGCAGATCCCACCGGCGCTGCCCTTGCAATGGCCGACCAAGGATCCGGGCGATACGCTGGATTATGTCTTCGACATCGGCCCGGCGCTGACCGCCAATCCGGGCGATTCGATCAGCACGCTGGACGTGATCATCAGCCCGAACAATCCGGGTGACCTCAGCCTTGCCTCGGCGACCGCCGATGGCGCGCGGGCGGTGCTGTGGCTCACCGCCGGCCAGCCGCAGGTGACCTACACCGTCACCGTGACCGTCAGCACGGCGGCCGGCCGCACGCTGGCGCGCAGCATCGCGCTGCCGGTCGTCACGCTCGCCACCATCCCGGCGCCGCTGGACGCGCTGACCACCCAAACCGGCCAGGCGCTGACCGATCCGACCGGTACGCCGCTGACCACCGAGTAAGGATCAAGCATGCCAACCATTGGACAATTGCCGCCGGCGACATCGGTTTCCGATACCGATCAGATCGCGATCTACCAGAACAGCCAGACGCTGGTGGCCACCCGCGCCCAGCTGCTGGCCGGCACCCAGACCGCCCTCAGCGTGCCGCAGAACAGCCTGCTTGGTGGCGTCGGTCCCGGCACGACCGCGCCGGTACCGATCAGTCTTGGCGCCAATCTCTCGATCGCCGGCACCACGCTCAGCGCGACCGCCGCTCCGTTCGTGATCCCGTCGCTGCCGGCCGGCAGTCCGCCGGTTCCGAGCGATATCGTGCCGCTGGGCCACGACGGCGGCAATGTTGGCATCACCTTCGCCAATTTCATGGGCGCGATCGGCGGTGTGCCGAACGTGCCGGCCGGCGCGATGGTCGCGACCGCGAGCGGGGCGACGAATCTGCGCAGCATTGCGGCGTTGACCGCCAACGCCGTCTCGATCGAGGATTTCGGTGCGGTTGGTGACGGTGTGACCGACGACAGCGGAGCACTGCTCGCCGCCATCGCCTCGGGCAATCCGGTGCGGCTGCGGCCCGTGACTTACGCGATTGCCGGCGAATGCGACATTGCCGGCACCGCCTGCACGCTGCTGGGTGTTCCGGGCCTGACTGTGCTGCGGCGTTCGGCGCAGTCGAAGATCGGCAATGCACAAGCGACCACCTGGCTGAGCATCGCCACCGCCACCACAATGGTGGATGGCGTCATCTTCGATGCGAACAGCGCCGTCACCGCCAACACCTTCTCCGTGCTGATGGCGCCGAGCTGTACGAAATCGAAATTCACCCGCTGCGTCTTCCGCAATGCCGTAGGTGTCACCTCTGGTTCCGGCCTGACCTATATCGCGAGCGACCCGACGATCACGCAGCATGATCTCGACCATTGCGAATTCACCGGCAACGCCGTGCACGGGCTTTATGTCCAGGCGGTCGACGCACTCAGCATCACCAACTGCCGGGCGCATGACAATACCGGAAACGGTCTTAACATCGACAGCGAGGACCCGACATTCACGGTCAAGATCCGCAATCTGCTGATGGTCGGTAATAGCTGCTGGAACAACAATTGCGGCATTCTGGTCGGGAATTTCAACGAAACCAATTCGTCGAACGTGATCTATGGCAACAGCAATCCGGATGTTCTGGGTGCGGTCATCTCCGCCAATAATTGCTTCAGCAATAGAAGCTACGGCATTTATATCTCCGGCCGCAACATTCTGGTGTCGGGCAATCTCTGCGCCAATAACAGCGCCGTAACTGGGAGCGGCGCCGGCATTCTGTGCGATACTGGTTATTGCGCGGTGATCGGCAACATGGTGAGCGGCGCCTCGGCCTTCGGGATCGATTGCGGCGGCTCGATCTTTACCGAGGTCGGCCATAATTACATCAACGGCGCGCTGATCGGGCTTAACATTGGCGGCGGCCAGAACTGCACGGCGCGTGCCAACTTCATTCAGGATTGCACCGGCATCTGCATCGCCGTGCAGAACGTTGAATCCGATGGTCACGGCAATAATTTCGGCTTGACCTGTTCGGATCTCTCGATCATCGGCAACTGGATCAATTACAGCGGCAATGTCGTCGGGATTCTGCTGCGCGACGCGCCGCAGAATGTGCTGGTGGCGGATAACGTGATCTTCGTCGATGCCGGTGGCAATCTCACCAATGCGCTGTCGCCGTTCACGGATAGCGTCATCATACGGGATAAT